ACATTTCCAGTAGTATCTGTAACATTTGTATCAGTAGAACCACCAAATAAATTGTTGTGTCCTTGGTCGTGTGGCATATTAAATAATCTTACTTTGTGTGCATTAGTTGTGTTTTGGTTTGGAATAATAAATGTTCCAGAATAGTCATTACCAGACATATGTATTCCATCATTATAAGCTGATGCTGTCATCATTCCAAAGTCTGTGTAGTTTGAACCACCATCAGTAGAAAATTGTAATCTTCCAATACCACTTCTCCAATTTTGACCATGTTTAATTACAAAATTACAAGTTGCCATAATTACACTATCTGTTGCTGATGGTGTAATACTTGCAGTACCATCAAAAGGTGCGGCCTCTACTCTGTCTGTACCACTAGAACCTAGCGACCAAGCTGATGATTTTCTAAAAGTTTTAACTTGTAATAATCCACCAGCAACACCAAACTCTAAAGCATTACCACCACTATTGACTTTGATTGCTTGTCCAGCAGAACCCAATGATGTTAATCCTGTACCACCTTTTGAAACAGGAACAGTTGGCAATCTTGCATCAGCAATCGTACCAGATAAATTTGTAGCTGCTATTCCATCTACAACAGAAAATGTTTGTCCTGTTGGGATGGTTACAGTTGATCCTGTAGCAGCCTCTATTTCATTAACTTTAATTTTTGACATAGTATATACCTTTACTTAATATAATATTATTTGTTTCTATTTTATTCATAAACATTTCGAGTACATCATATTGTTGCAATTAGATGTCCATTAGCATCCAGGCTAAAAGTAAATCCAGATGCAGCAAATATCTTGTCATCAAAAGCTGCGTACTGAGCTGCTGTAATGTTGTCCTGGCCACCATTAGTTGTTGTTACTTGTAAGCTATCTAAGACACTATCGGAGTTTGTATCTGTCATAGTAAAGCCATAAACTTCTGCTGAACTTGCATTGCCTAACTCCCAGGCATTACCAGCATCATTTACTTTAAATACTTTACCAGCTGATATTCCGGATGTAGATAGTTGAGCAGTACCTACTGTACCCTGGGATGGAGTAGCAATATTTAATGTATCACCTAGTTTTAAGATCTTAATACTTTCTCCTGTTTGTGGCGCAGCAGAAAAATTTAATTGATTGCCGGTACAAGTATAGCTATCTCCCCAATGCTGGAGTACCCCAGACAATATAACAAGTAACACTCTTTCAGAAGGAACACTCTCTGACATAGTGAATGCTGTTCTGTTGCCATCAAAACTTTCTGACAATGTTATAATTTTATATTCGCCTGTTTGTATTCCTCGGCCTATGTATGGCATACTATATTATCTCCAATGTTCCAGAACCACTAACTGTATATGTAACTCCACTAGCTATAGTTATTGGCCCTTTTAAAAAAAAGTTTTTTCCAGCCTCTAATGTCAATGTAACATTAGCTGAAATAGTATTAAAATTTTTGTATGCATTATCTGTATCAGATACTTCACCACCCAACACACCGGCATTAGATCCTAATCTTGTAAGGGCCATTAGATTGTTACCTCCAACTCACCATCACTATTGACAGTAAATGTTAATCCTTTCTTTGCAAAAAAACTTTCATCATACAGATCTGATTGTGTAGTATCATTGTTAGCTACAGATATATTGTCTGTTCCAGCAGTTTTAGTTAACACTAAATCTTCTTTCTGATTTCCAGATCCATTAGTTTTAGTAAAACCATATAAATCTATTTTACCTAGCTCGTCTTGTGCTGTTGAAGATAGATCTGATACTTCAATAGTACCAGCATCTATACTATCAGAGCTAGTTATAACTCCTGTAAATACTTGTTGTCCGATATAACCCATATTAACTCCTATGAACTAATAGCATCAATAAAACTGACAATAGCTTTTAGTGATGATGCTGTATCACTTTTAGCTTTTATTTTATCGCCAGACTTTAAAATTATCTTAGCTCCACCATCAATCAATTCTAACGAAGATCCAGCTGGGATTGGTGCATTAACAATTAGCTCTGTTGTATTAGAACTATTTTCTATTGCACAAGTTACGTTAATAGATGTTGATGAAACATTAACTAATCTAATACCCACACAAGTATCAAAGCTATCTAGCTGAGTAAGAATATCAGTATAGCTAGTACCTATTGCAGTATGTGTTAATTGGTTTCTAAAATTTTGTGCCATTCATTCTCCTTTCTTACAATGCCACACTCATGGCTATACTTAGTCCTGTTGTTGCAAAACTAGAAGTATCTATTGTTGCTATTCTCCATTGTGATCCATCGTAAACTTTAAAACTATTTGTCGAAGAATTATAGTAAGCATCTCCGGAAGTCAAAGGATCACCATCTAAGTCAGTTGTTGGATCTGATGATTGAACTCCTAAATATTGATCCTGGAAAGTATCTAATTGTGCAGCTGCGTTTGTAGCTGATGCTGCTGCTGCTGTTGCACTATTTGCTGCTGCTGTAGCCTCAGATGCTGAAGTTGATGCTGATGATGCAGATGCAGTTGCGCTGTTAGCAGAATTCGTAGCTGACGTTGCAGCCTGGGTAGCACTATTAGCAGCTGCTGTTGCTGAGTTGGCAGCATTAGTTGCCGATGTAGTTGCTGATGCAGCATCCACTAATAAATCCCATTTACCACTATCAGTATTTGTAGTTAAGGGTTGAGATCCAGAAGATGTGTGATCTGCGTTAGCTATAAAAATATTATTTGTTGAAGTGTCTTTTACAATATCTCTTTGGAAGTAACTTGTACTTGCAGACCAATTACCTTTGAAAGATCCAATCTCAGATGTCATTACTAATGCATCACCAGAATTGTTAACTGATAATAATTTATTAGCTACTAACTCTGGAAAAAATACAGGGCCATTGGTTCCTGTTCCTGTTACTGTTCTAGCAGTAGAAGGTTTTAATTGAATAGATCTATCTGTAATTTCTTTTAATTGTTGTTGTCTAATAACTACATTATCAAAATCAGTTTCTAATGCTGCCGGTGTAATAACAGATCCTGTAGTAAAAACAGAAGTCCTGGACAATGGTTGATCACCAATAATAGTAATACGATCATTCTGCGCTGGAGTATAATCAGTACCTCCGGATCCAGAGTTATCTATAAAAGTTATAGATCCTGTTCCATCAGAATTAAGAGTAGCAGAGTATTGAGTAGATAAAGTAAGCTCTGTATCATTCTGGTATACTAATAACTCAGACGTAGCATTTACCTGGAAGTTAAAAGTATAAGGCCCAGCTCTATTACTAGATCCTACAATAGATTGTACCCTTCTTGCTGTATCGTTTACACTAAATGTTGCCATGTATTATTCCTAATATTCTGTTGTCGTTTTGTATAGTAGAACAAAAAAATACCATTAAAATTTACCTCTCTCTGGGTTCTTACCATACAAGTCAATGTAATTATTTCTTTTGTCAATTCTATCTTGAACCTCTTCTTTTATTTCCATTTGGGCCTCTGTTAAATACATACTTCTAATATTTTTGATTGTATCCTTCTGTCCTTTAAGTGTGTTCATTTTAAATTTTTTAGACATTGTAGAATTTCCTGTAATCAATTCTTTGTAATAATCTAACAATGTGCCTTTTCCTTTTCCTCCAGGTATTGGTAATTGTTTTGTATTCATTAAAATAATCATTCTGTTATATTGTTGTGCAGTTAAAGGAATTCCTTCTATTGTTTTAGGTGGCATTCTAAAACCACCACCATTTAAGTTTACTCTAAAATATTCATCAACAACATTGTACTTACTTTCTTTTATTCTAAATGGTGTCCAATATTGCCATCTTACTTCTTCTGTTCCTATCTGTACTTCCTGGCCCCAATGATCTAATTGTGGTAATACATCATCACTAAACAATGGATTTCTAGATCTCCATTTTTGTACAGCCTCTCTCCATCCTAATAAAAACATTCCTCCTGTAGTATCTTCTGCCATAACATTTGAAGATGTTGGATCCATATATCTTTCATAAGTAGCTACTAAACTTTCTGGAGCTAATCCAAAAGTTACTGCTTGTTGTGTTACATTGATTGCATAACCACCAACTTGTTTACCAAGTAATTGTTTTGCTCTTGCAATTCTCTGATCAAAACTTTCATAATCTGCACCCCATAATTCTGATACACTTGCAACAGCCTGGAGCATTGGCATTTGGCCCATATAATTATACATTGCACCACCACCATGCATTAACACATCTGTTAAATCATCTACAATACCATCCGAGTTTGGAGAATGATTAGCCATCCAAGCATAGTCAGCAGAGATAGCTAGTAATCCAGATAATGGTTCAAATCTTGCATAAGATACACTTGTATATTTTTTTGTTTCTTTATTATAAAATGCAATAGAGTAAGGTTCTATACCTTGAGCTTTCCATGTTTCTCTACCTTCTTGATCAAATGGAGCTTTACCGGTTATAACAATATCCTGGTTCCATCCACCACTAGCCTTATCAGCAAAGTATGTAATTAAAGAAGTACCTAACATAAATTTACCTAGAGCTGCATCTGCTTTAGCACCACCAGCTGTCATATCTTTCCAGAACGATGGCATAGTTACAGCTAATGGAGATCTCTTACCTAACTCTAACATTATGTTAGTAGGTGTTTTATAAAATGGTATCCATATCTTAGCTAATGGAGTTGACATAGCTCCTTGTATATCACCTAAGAAACCTTCTAATTCTTTTTGAAATGTTAATTCTGTAGCTTTATCTTTAGCAGCAGCAACAACAGCTGGAGGAGGATTACTCATAAATAATGCAGCAGCTCTTGATGCCTCTTCTTTACTTCCTGTTTCTGCAAATATTTTCATACCATGTCTGTATGCTTGTGAATGTAACTCAGCTCTATAAGCTATTGTTTTAAACCATTCATCTTCTGCAACAAGTAATCTTCCAGGCCCTCTGTATAACATACCCATTACATCAACAGTTTTACCGAATGCAGTATCTTTTAAACTATCTGGTAATAAGTTTTCTGCTGTTATAGCTTTTCTTTTTCTTACATCTATTTTTGTAACAGGATCTAATGGTTCTTCTGTTTTTAATACTTTGTAAAAGTTTCCTGTTGCCTCACCTAATGCTCTACGCATTCCATAAAGTTTAGCATAACCTTCACCCATAAATACTCTATCACCATCACCCTTACCTAAAATTTTAGGGCCTCCTGGCCATAATGGAACTCCATCCGGTAATATTTTATTTACTTGTGTTCTAACAGAACCTACAGCTCCACTAACAACAGTTTCTGGAACTTGATACATAGCAAAAGCCATATTAGAAAAAATATTAATTTCATGTGTAACAGGAGAAGATAATAATGAGTTAACCCATAACTCAGATAAAACATCTCCAGATTTTTGTAACCAGGTACTATCTTTTGCAAATTTAGAAGAAGAATAACTATCAGATATAATTGTAAAATTATTTGCGTGTTCTTTTATGTTTTCTAATCCAGGTAACATTTCTTGTAATTTTTCTAATGCTACAACATTATCTGGATTATCAATTCCTTGTGCGCCAAAGTATCTTTTTATATGACCTAGTATCATAAGAGATCTACCTACTTCAGCATTGTTACCAGATACTGATGCTAGTATAGCAGAATGAAATCCTACAGCTTGAGCATATTTTATTCTTGTATCTTCAACACTTAGTTTACCATCTCTCTTATTTGCTTTTACTAATTTAGCTAATCGTTTAGCCTCAAATAAACTTTGTATAGTCATGATGTTAGCTTTTAAAACTTCAGCAGCAGATTGAAATTGTGTACCTGGTTTTCGTTTCATGATTTTAACTACCATGTCATCATAACCAATGTTGGCTGCATCTTTTAATAATTGATCTACACCTACTGTTCCTCTTCTTGCCTCATCAATATACTTTTTAAAAACCTTAGATATTTCATTTTGATATTGTGCAAGATCATCAATATCTACTATTTGATTTAAGTTTGGTCTAACAACAGGATAATCACTTGGAGTACCAGAAGTCTTACCGGTACCCATAATATCATCCATTAATTTTAATTCTTCTTCTGTAGCCTCTCTAATAAAAACTTTACCCTTAACATCTGTAACAATATCCTCAGTTACAAATTTGTACATTGGTTGAGCATCTGATGCTGTTTCTGTAATACCTTTAAATACATTATAGAACCCTGTACCCATAGCTAGTTGTACCGGTTCTTCTTCTAATGTTTCTTGTTTTGTAATATCTGGTGGAGCAACGTTTACATCTTGCTCAATAACAGGAGTATCATCCTGTGTAATATTTTCTGTTACTTCTTTGCTAGTCGGAGATATTAATGTGCTTATCTCTTTTTCAAGATTAGGCTTTTCCTGTAGAAGATCCTTCGGTATTGACATTATTGATCTCCTTCTTGTTTCGTAGAGCTAATATTACTTTCCTTGCTCTGTGGAATGCCTCCATCTTCGACATTGACTTCTCCGAAGATTTTTCTGGTTGCGTCTGCGTAACTTTTTGGTTCACTCTTAACTCCTAGTTTTGTATATAATCCTTGCTCAAAATACCATAGAACAGCCTGTGTGTCACGTCTATTTAATCCTACTTGAGCTGCAATTTGATCAATGTAATTATTCATTATTTCTCTTTCTTTCAAGTTTCTAGGTTGACCAGCTACTGACTTATCACCTTCTTTTGTAACAATAAACATATTACCAGCTTTTCTGTTAAAGCCTCTAGTAAACCAAATATCTGGTACATTGTTATCACTTGTTCCCATTAGGTTTGCCATGAATGGGCCAACTTTAGGGCCAAACATATCAGCACCATATATCTGTTTACCCATTGCACCAGCTATAGGTTTAAAACCTAAATCTTTTCTTAATGCGTTTACTTCTTTAACTGTAGTTTGAGTTGATAAGAAACTTAAAAATTCTTCTAAACCAAACTTATCTATGTATGCTTGAGTAAATAATAATTGACTTTTGATTGCTGGTCGTCTTGTCCATCCAGCTCCTGTTTCTGGGTTCATGTTTGGTAACTTGCCTGTGTCTGCGTAAATGTTTGCAAGTTTTACAGCAACTGTCCAATCAGCACCTACCGGTGTACCTGGAGATGCAATAGCTGTTAAGAATGGAATAAGATCTTTTATATTAGCATTGTTTGCAATTTTAGGATTAGCTTTTGATGCAATCTCCATAGCCTCTGCAACATCTTTATCGTACCATCCTATGCCTGTTATATCTTGTTTAAGTTGATAATTAATTTCTTTAACACCAATATCTACCATTGTAGAAAAATCTTGTTCATTAGTAATGTCAAGTTTAGGTTGGTTGTCAAAATACAAAATAATATCATCTACTTTAACTTTGTTGTTTTTTCCTGTTCCGGTAATAATAGGTTCTTTAGAATTCATTATTTGTACTGAAGTAAGATTATCTGTATTAGCAGCTGCACCCAATGATGCTGGTACAGCATCCTCATCAATCAATGCCTCTTCTTGATTAAACTCATCTGCTAGACCTTTCATTTTTTCTTTTGATCCATCTGTAATGATTTCTCCTGTTTCACTATCTGCTACTACAAACGTTCCAGGATTTTCTGTATCTTCTAAAACTACATACTTAGAAATTTGTGCTGCCTCTTTTTTTAACTCTGGATTATTTTTTAATGCTTTCATTATTTTAGCAATATGGAAGATAGGTTCTATTGCTATACCAGCTGGAGCATCACCAATGATAGCTTTTAATTTTGTCATTAAGACACCATCTTCTTCTGTAGATCCTACCCAATTAATTATTTCTTTATAAATTGTATCTGCATTCTCATCATTAATACCGGACATATCTCTAATTAATGTTGCTAAATTTGGATCTCCTTTTCTTGGAGCTGTAGCAGCAACAATAGGTTCTGCTAAAATAACTCTACCAATACCTCTAATAAATAAACCAGCAATACCATAACCACCTAAAACAGCTGGAGTATACTGACCAAATCCTCTAGCAATATTACCAGACATACCCAATTCACTTTCTGGAAACATACCTTCTAATTTAGCCTGTAGTTGATTGTCATTAATCCAGGTATCTAACCAATCAATAGATCCACCGGTTGCATCATTCAATGGAGATAAAACTAAACTTGTAGATCCTTCTATAAAATCTCCTACACCTCTAACTACACCTTTAGCAATTTTAGGAGCATTCTCAGTTATAGATTTAGCCATGGCTACGTTAGCCTCTGCCTGGATCTGCATACTCTGAGAGTAACTCTCTCCAATAATATCTAAGAAAGATCTGTCTTTAGTTGTACCCATTCCATCTGAATTATATCTAAGTACAATATCACCAGAGTTATTTAATCTAGCATTATATTCATCTTCAAAATATTTATTTAGATCCATCTATCTGTCCTTTTATATCTATTATTTCTTTTATTAATAATTCTATAGCTGCGTAATCTGTGATTGCTGGTAATGCTATTTGTTTCTTTTTTATTGTTGCAAATTGTTCTTGCGCTTTAATAAATTTATACCATTTTCTTAAATCAGAAACAGGCAAGTCTGGTGAAAAGTTTGGCAACGTAACATCTGCATCATTTATTCTAACTGTACGTTCAGTTAAATATTCTGAATATTTTTCCATAGAACTAAATGCTGAGTTTAAATCTTGTTGTAATGCATTACTTTTTGTTTCGTCAATTAATCTATTAACTTCTGTCAACGCATTAAAATCTTTGTTTTGTAATTTGTTTGATATAAGTTGTGCAACAACATTATTGTACAGTTGAAGATCTAATCTATCATTATAAGCATTACTAGCTGCCACCATTTCTGGTTCTCTACTTTTTAATATTTTAGCAGCAGCAATTCTAATTGCATCTTGTACATCTGCCTCCTGGGATGTTGCCCACTTCTCTGATAATGTTACAGCATCAGTTAAACTTAAAACATCCATAACACCATCATTATTAAAATCTATTGTTTCTTGTCCACCTACATAAGAGAATATTTTGTCTGCACTTATTCTTCTGTAAAATATTTCTTTTTCTAAAAATGCAACTAAACCTGGAGTAGTTGATCCAATTTTATCTTTATCAAATCCCATCATTTCACTATAAGTTAAAAATTTACTTGCATCTAAAGTTTCTATGATAGCTAAAAAATTACCAGCCTCTACTAAGTTACCAGCTTTTAATGCTTTAATTATTCCTACTTCAGATCTTAATAATATCTCATCAGATTTTGATTGAACAATATCATTCTCTATTTTTCTAATACCATCAAGTTGTGAAATTTTAGCATTAAGATCTCCTAGTATTTTTGTTCTTTCTGTTTCACTAGCATTATCCCATATCTCTTTTGCTATTAATAATTCATTATTAGTTTCAACATCCATTTCATTAGTAACTTCTTTAGATGCACCGAAGAATGTTCCATTTTCTACTTCATGATAAAACAATATTTCTTTATTATTAAAACTTTCCATATTAGTCATACCTAAAATAAAATCTGATTTAGCTGCAAGTACAGCTTTGTCATATAAATCTAAGTATGTTTTTACTTTGTCTGATTTAAAATTTTTTTCTAATAAGAAAGTTTCTAGGTTTAATCTTCCTATATTAAATTTCATATCAATAGTAAGATCTTGATCTTCACCATTTTGATCTTTGTATGTATTAGGCCCTTTAATTAATTTTGATACATCTTCTATTGATTGTGTAATAAAACCTACAGATGCTGCTTGATCTCTAAGGTTCCATTCTTTAATCATTCTATCAGAATAAGAAAGATAGTATGTGTTTGCTTTTGTAGATAGTTGAGCATTTAATTTAATAGCAGCATCTGGTGATACATCCATTAATGCCTCTGTAGATCCTTCTATAATTTCATTTAATTGTGTTAAGTATTCTTCTGGAGATGTATTGTTTTTAGTTGCCTCCATTTCTGCTTTTGCAAACTGTTGTGAAGAAGTAATTAAAACTTGATTAGATAAAATACTCAGAGCTGTATTACGAGCTGATTTACCAAATGTAGTTGACTTATTACCAGGTAGTAAACTTTCTCTATCTTCTGCATTTGCTTTTAAAAATTCTTCTACGTTAGGAGCATTCTCAGCACCATATACTATACCCTCTTGAGCTTTATCTTGAGCATATTGTTCTAAAGCAAATTGTTGAATGCTATCAATTTTTTTATTTATGTTATCAAACATAGATGCTTTAGCCTGGACATCTGCGTAAGATAGTTGAAGATCACCAGCAGTAAATCCTCTAACACCTATAGATCTATATTTAATTCTTTCTTTTGCCACTACTTAAATCCTCCTTGCATTCCTATATTACCAGCTGTTAATGCTACATCAGATATAGCTGTAATGAATGCACCTTTCTTAGATGTTTTAGCTGCATTGTTTAACATTGCTGCCTCTGCAATACTGAAACTTTCTACAATATCTTGAGTTAATTGTGTTTGTCTAAATTCTTCTCCACCTAGTTTACGAGATACAAAATTTAAATTTTGATTAGATCCTGTAAATGGGTTCATACCACCAGCTGCATTACGAGCTACGTTAGTACCTATAACATTATTTAATTCTCTTAATACTTTTACACCAGCCTCTTTAGCCTCAACTTTTTTTGTTCGGCCCTGTAATAATGCTAAGTCTGCTTTACCTTCGTAGTATGCTGCCATAGCATAACCAGAATAAATTGTGCCATATGCTTTTACCATACTTGCACCAACAGCTAATATTGCCCAAGGATTTATTGCCATTATTGTCCTACACTCACTTTATACTCTATCCCTAATAATGTGAAGAATAGGGGAGCTGATTGACTAAATGTTAGTTGTCCTTCACGATCATAACCTAACATTGGTTTTCTTCTTTTCTTTCCTGTAAAAAATTGTGCAGCTGTAAATGCAAAATCTTTTGCATCTAAAGTTAAATTTTGACTTAGATAAAGTAATGCAGTTGCATCTACTATTCTTTTCTTTTGTCCAAGAATATTTCCACTAGGTAATTTTAATTCTACAGGCATAGTTTTTATTGTTGGTGTATAATTTAATCCTATCTCTACATAGGTTGTAGGTACAGCATCTAATGTTATTCCACCACTTGAAACTGTTTTATCAGTTTGCATTGCATCATCAACAATAACTTTTACAGTTTTGCCTTCTAAATAATTTAATCCTGTTACAGAAGTTGTACTTGGTTTGCTACCACCAGATAATAATGTTGCACAATCAGTTGTGTTATCGTCATTAAATGCCTCTATATAATATTTGGTAGCAGAGTTAATTGTTCTCTTGACTACACAATAAATAGTATCAACATCCACACCTACATTTATAAAATCACCATCAGTAGTAGCAAGTGATGGAGCTATAACGTTTTGACCTCTAAGAACAGAGTATGTTGCCATGCTGCCATCTGTGTTTACTATTAACAATAAATCGCCATCATCTGTTGATGTTGCTTTTCTTAATCCTAAATCTGTTGGATCAACAAGTAAATGTGAAGATAACAAAGAAATATTATTAGATATGTAAGATAACTCTACATCACTAAATAAAAATTCTCTTAATGATTTACCAGATCTTTGAATAAAAATGGTACCACTTTCTGCTCCCACAGGCTTGATACCTTCTTTTGATCCTCTTTTAGTAGCTCCTTGTATTACAATGTTGCTGGGTGTGATTGGATCTAAATCTGATTGTGGTAAAAAGAATTCACCACCTTTAGTAAAGAGTTGTAAATCTCTACCAGAAAACATTCCTGTTATTGCATTAACTTGTCCTGTATTTAATGTTACTTCAATAGCATCATCATCTAATGCCTCACCAGGATTAAAATCAAAAAATCTTGCTACTCTAGATGCGAATACTGTATTGGGCCTAGACTTAGTACCACCAAAATATAATCTACCTTCATGGAAAGTTACTGTTCTAGGATAGCCATAAGTTGATGACCATACGTCTACATAATCAGTTTCTAAAAACCATGATCCACTTGCAATAGCAGACGTATTAAAAAAAGGTATTTCAACAATAGCCTCTACAGATGTATTAGATACAAATCTAGTTATTCTTGCTCTTCCAATTCCATCTGCTGCCTCAACATAATCATCTACATTGCCAGACGCAAAAGAAGATGCACTTGCAGTTAATGTTATATTACCATCTACAGCACTAGGTGTAAGTGTTGCTGATGGATTAGTAGTAGATAAGTTAAATGGATACTTAGGTATAAATTCAAAACTAATATCTGATACTGTCCAACTAGAATGTGATCCACCTCTAGTAATTTTTTTAGGGGCCATGTCCTCCTGGACAATAATTAATGTATCAGCTGATTGTGCAAAATCCATTGTTGCAATATTTGTAGAACTAATAGTAGTTGTTAAATAATCATTACCAGAACCATTAATATTAGTTACTAAAGTTTTATCTCTAAATACATAAATACGATTATGCACAAATAAAAACATATAACTTTGTGTTGTACTAAATTCAAAAGGAACTAATCTGCATCCATTTTGTGGATTAGCAGCAGAAGGTATTTCAAAAATATGTTGTAGTCCTGGTCTACGAGTAACACCACCTTGTGGTTGGATCAAAACATTACGAGCTTGTTCTAATGCATTATAATATTGATTAATATCTATTCTTGATTTTAATAATGGATCTATCTCGCCTGTTGTAAAATTTGATTGTATAGTTACAGATCTGCTCATTATCTAACATCAGTTAATGGAAACTCATGTATTGCATAAGAAGTTTTTCCTCTACCATCAGCATTGGCTGCTTGTCTAAAATATCCACCTCTGCCATTTTCAGTTACACTACCTATAGCTACGTTTTTCCAATAATCTGCCTTTGTAGTTTGATCGGTTACCGGTTCTGCTAAATGCCATGCCATCATATAAACAAGTAACTGTACAAAGTATGAAGGCATTAATCCTTCTGTGATAGCACTTGTTATGTAATCAATATAAATTGTTGTTTCATTTGTAAAGATAGCTGGGCCAGAAGAAGTATATTGTAATTCATAACTTGTTATAGGCATCGATCCTGTTGCATCTGTATTGTAAACCTGGAATGGTTGACCAGCTACAGCAGTAGAAGGTAAATCAAATCTGTTATCCCATTCTCCTATTGGTGATGTACCAGATTTTGTTAATTGTAATTTTGTTAATGCAAAACTCCATGGATACATAGATAGAGTTTGTCTTTTAATTGTTTCGTAAATATTATTACATACAGCAGCAGCATCGTTACTTGTATCTGAAAATGAACTTATAACGTCAGCTCCTAATAAATTTAATGCCTGGTTACATATAGTTATATTTGTATCGCCACTTGCCATAATAATTCCTAGTTAAGAAGAGGCCCACTTAGGGGCCTCCTCATATTTATTTATTAGTCTGCGTCTGCAACTGATAGAGCTGTTCCATCAGATACATCAACTACTCCACTTGCATTTGATAACACAGTTACCAAAGTTGAAGTAGGTACAGAGCTATCCCAGACATGAATAAGATCACCAACTTTTAATACATCAGACGCACTATTAAAGTAACCTTCTGTATTAATGTCTGCAATCGCATCATTACCAGGAGCTGTGTAACTCCACATTTGAGGAGCATTACCAGCTTTACTTTGTCCACCTATTGGTTGTAGGTTTGTTTTATCATAAGCCATATTATTAACCCTCCTCTATTAGCTTTCGTCAGCAGTTATTTTAACGATACCTTCGTCATCAATCGCTACAGCACCAGCACTAAACATAGAGTTAACTAAGAACGAAGTTTTCTCCGGAACGTAGTTGATCTCAGTTTTTTGTGCCATGTTAGTTGCCATACCTATTGCTGATCTATGGAACGCAAATACACTTCTGTCGTTTGATGTTAATGGTAAGCCACCTTCATCTCTATCGCCTAAGACATAAAATCTAAAGCCTAAGAAAGTGTTGATCTCACCAGATACTAGAGCTTTCACAGCTGCATAGTCACCAGAGATTGCTCTCTCGTCACCTAATAAACCAGATAGGTTATTAGCATGAACCACTATGTGTCTGTCATCAAATGGTACGTTTTTTGCATCTAGAGCTTTTTTAGCTGCTATTAGCTTACCAACGTTTAAATTTGATGCAGCAGCAGATCCACTTGTAACGACAGTTTTAGCAACTGTTGAAGGTGAAGATGCGCCATTTAAAGCATCGATGATTAGTTGATCCATTCTTCTACCGATAGCTTTCGATACTACTTGAACCAACTCTGATCTTTCATCAAAGTTTACTTTTGCTTGATGGAAGATGTCAGAATACTCAGCTGCATTGTAATCACTCATTGTAGCTGTAACTTGAGAATAAGTTACGTTTAATGGTGTTACGTCAGTTTGTGGTATTCTGGCTGTTGCTGTACCTTTCCCTAATTTTGGGAACTTGTACGTTTGCCCTGTTACACCCTGTCTTAGCCTTACACATCCTAAAAGTGAACTTTCACCCTGGTATGCTTGTTTTACCTCGGCATCGAAAAGTGTGACAAAAGCATTAGTTATTGATTGTGCCATATATCACTCCTTTTAATTAACACATTTATTTTTTAACTTCAGTTGTCTGGTAAAATAAGCCAGGCTGACAAATGGTGTAGTTGCTCACCAGCCAGAAGGCCAAACGAAAATTTTGGTTATCTTCAGTTTGGAAGATAATCTTTTTTTTATAAAATGTAAATACCCTTTATAAATTATATTTCACCGGTTGTTGTAGCAGTACCAGGAAAAGCTCTTTCAAATTGTTTCTCTACTTTAGCTCTAAATCCTGGATCTGTTTTGTACTTAGGATCAGCAACTAATGCAAATAACTCTTCTTTTGAAGGCTGCCCATCTACATCTGTAGGAGCTGTTGGTATTGTTTGTTCGCCATAATATTGTCTAATTTTATTAATGGCATTAATACCATCTGCTGTAGCAGTAAATATTTTGCCTTCTTCAAAATCAGTTTCAGACCAAACACCTTTAGCTACTAAACCTTGCATCCAGGTTACAGTACCTTTTACAATTTGATCTGCATTAGGGCCTAACTGTTGTTTTTCTGCTGCGACATCAATATTATCTTCTTGCTCTTGAGCTACAGATAATTCTTTAAACTTACTTACAAGCTCATTGAATGCACCTTGTGTTGGTTTATATTTGTTAGTCCAATCCATAAAGAATTGAGCTAACTCATCATTATCTACATCAACATCTTCTAGAACTTCTAAATCATATTCTTTAGGAGCTTTATGTTTGCCCATAGAAAATTGTTTTTGTAATTCAATATAAGATTTATTTAGATCTTCTGTTTTAACTTCACCTTTATCTTTATCCCAAAATTTATCTTCTAAACCTTCTGGTTTTTCAGCTGGTTCAGTTGCCTCTTCTTTTGGTTCACTAACATTTTCTTGTTGATCATCTACTTTATGAGGTATTACGTTTTCTTCTGGATTTTCTACTTCCGGTTCTTTTGCTGGTGCCTCTGCTGTAAGACCATCTTGATTTATTTCATCACTCATTTTTTGCCCTTTCCATTCGCA